TTGGCTCCAGCCCGGGCTCAGGTTCGGGCTCGTCGGGTGGGGTGGTGTCCTGTGGAGTATCGTCCAGGGGATCGGTGGTATTAGCAACCGCAGGAGCGGCCGCAGGAGGAGCAGTAAACTTAACTGAATTAACGCGGCCCCAATAGTTTAAAGCTTTTATAAGAGCGGTGCTCTCTTTAGCTGGGAGATTCCAGCCGGCTATTGTATTCAGTATCTGCGCTGTTCCTGCTGAGTCAATGATACGATCCTGTTCGCTATTTAACCCCTTTAAACTTAATTCTAGCATGATGCCTTCATCGCCAGCAATCTGAGCTATCACACCAATCAATGCTTGGATGTGGGCCGGGTCTAAAGGGGGGGTAAGTCGCCCAAGAACCTGTTTCAAGGAATCCCGTTTGTAGTCAGAGTCTAAACCGGTGCTCACGTCTGGGAAATTGCTAGCTTGTGGATCGCCCCCCTGCTCTTCAGGTTCTTCCCAATAATCTTCAGTATCAACTCCACGATCTCTCAGTCTCTGTGCGACTGCGCTGGTTTCCTCAGACAAAAAGTTGCGCCAATTTTCTTGGAGCAACTGCTGTCCTTCAAAGCTTGACCAGCTCTTACTCATTATCAAGAACCTCGTTTAGTAATCTATTAATCTTGTCAGCCTTCGTAAGAATGTTTGTGGGCTGTAAGTCTTTTGCTTCTTTCATCATGAAAGCATTAGGTGTCGATGGCTCTGACACAAAGTCAAAACAAATCAATTGGAAGTCATCTTCCACGATGGTTTGTCCTTGTTGCTCGCTTACAGAGCCCATGCCTCGCGAGGAGATACCTAGTTTAACACCAGACTCCACCAAGGAGCGGAGAATGCCACCAGAGGGTGTGTTAAGGACTTTTACTTTGCCCATGACGTTCTTGTTATCCCACCAGACCTCAGTGATCATATGAGATGCGTTTCTTAAATTGATTACTGAATCATCTGGGTGGTCTAACTCGCCGAGCGCGCGCTGCTCACTTACTAATTTGCTATAGTTTTTCATCTCGCGCATTAAAACTTTATGCGGGTAAACTCTTCCGTTTCCATTTTGGATATCAGCTTCTTGAAGCTTTCCACTCAAAATCATACCACCGTCAGCAACATAACGCTTCTCGGCTTCCGTCAACAAATCTTGGCAAACGCCCCCTTCGCATAACTCATAATACTCTCTTAAAAGTTTCTGACCCATAGCTAACTTCCCTTACAGCAATGACGAACTGGCTGCAGCATCCACTTATTTGTCCAAATGTTTGTGTTCATATTTAACTCCGTGGTCTCCAAAGACCATATTTAAAATGTAAGATGTTCCTGACGACACCCATCCAAGTAGGAAAAAGTTAGCGACGGAAACGTCATAGCTAAATAGTTCCGTAAAGGGAGAAAGTAGCATTAAAAACCAACCCACATGAAATCCCATGCACATCGGACATTTAAAAAGCTTTCCTATCTTTCCTTTTGTGGGCCTTATTCTATCGAATAGTGTACCATATACAATGATTTGTGTTAAGCCGTAAGCGCACAGTATGAATGTTAGTAATTCCATTTTATTTCCTAATGTCTGGCTGATCTAGATCGGGGTGGGCGCCGGTGGCATCTTGCAGCGCCAACTCTAATTCTTTATTAAGATTGGGGAGAGGATCATCGGGCTGTGCTTTCTGAGCATGAACCATAATTCCTTTAGCCCATTTCCTTAATTTTTCTTTGTCGATTAAATTCTCATATTCATCTTCAATACCCAACTCTCCATAGCCGGGGACATTCGTGGTTAAAGAATCGTCCATACCCATTAAATCATCCACTATAAATGCCCCGATGGCGCCGGCGCGTTGTTTTGTTTGTTGAGCCAGCCACTCAGCCGCCTCATCGGATCCTTGCTCAAGTTTATTTTGTATCTCATCCGGGATAAAATCTAGCATATCTTCTAATCCCTCAATGGCATCTATGGCCCCTCTCGCAACGCTTGTTACTGCCTTAAAACCAAAGCGCGCTAAAGCCTTACCTATTCTTGGCCACTTGGTGGCGGCTGTCTTAAACATGATGTTCTGAGCCAGTTCGCCCCATGTCTTTGGGTTTTCAGTATATGTTGGCACCTGCTCTTCATCTATAAACCTCTCCCAGTTTTCCATTATAACTTTCATTTCGGACATGAGCAACTCCTATACTGTATACAAATAATTCGCCCCGTACGAATTACGAACGTAGCCGGGTCTGATCGAACCCTTCTCTACATTCTGAGGCACCTCACCAAGCTCCGTAGAATCAGCTTTATCGGGGTGGATTAACTCATCGTCTGTCATAGAAATAATGGCGTCAGTGCTTTCGAAGTAAGGTCGCTCTTCATCAATAAAATTTGATATGTTAATAAGCGTAAGTTTTGCGGGGCTAATTTTTTCAGAAGTGGATTCTTGCATCGTGGCTTCGAAAGAGCCAAAAAATGATCCAGCTTTAATAGACTCCGGAATAACTAGCCCTCGTTTCTGAAGATGTGTGAACAATCTGTTTTGTGCACCATACACCATATCATTAAGAATGTCTTTGGGGAATGCAATAACTTTATTGGTTGATGGAGATAAGACGATGTCAATATCGCCGTGGTCAAATACCATCACGTCACCACTAATACTTTTTCGAGCATCAAGTTCGAGTCTAACTTTCTTTTCGTTTGACTTTTCACCAACCTTAATTATTATGGCCATCTGTCGAGATCTCCTTTGCTAATTTTTGAGTCTTTAAAATCGTTGATAACATCTTCTCATTAACACTCTCTTGAGCGTAAGAATCAAGAACGTTCAATACTTGCTTGCTTTTCTCAACCATGCTGTTGTCTTCTTTGATATACTCTGACCGCGGTGCGGCGCTCATAACACCTTTGAGCCGTAAAATTTCTTCATTTAGAAATACTTTTAGGGCTAGCGCATTATCTGAGAAAGATGCAATGTAGTGGGCTAAAAGCTCTTTTTGTTCGTCCAGTAGCTCGCCTTCATATTTATCATTAAACTTCTTAACAAAAGTTCTATAGACAACATTATCTATTTGCTCTGCAACTTCGGCTGGCTCTGTCTGTTCTTTCATCTCTGCAACCATCTGGTTCTCCAAGATTACTCTTTGTTTAGGAGTGGTAGTATCTGAAAATATTTGAGCGATGGTCGCTAAGGTCTTATAATTGGGCACGAAGTTCTTAAATACTGAGGGAGTAAGAGACTTGTTAACTTCATGTATCAAAGCTGTCTGCGCAGTAAATAAGTCCTCTGTGGGGATAAGGGCGCGTTGTAGTTTGCACTCTTTTAAAATCTTTTGGTGGGTTTCTGAGTCTAGAGTTTGAGCCTCATATAGAGATCGGTAGCACTCCAATTCTTTTTTTAACGGAGAACTAATAGAAAAATGCTTCTTAACAATCTCCACGATTGTTTTTTGAGTCTCAGTATCACCTCTTAAAATAGCTACTGTACTCTCTCGAATAAGAGCCTCGTATACAAATGCGGTGTTACGCTTTTTGTTATGTCTTGTCTTCATTTTCTTTCTCCGTTAAAGTTTTGTTACTTGCATCCAAATCATTCAATAAGTTTCGGACTGACTCGTTGACTTGGAAAACTCTATTCTCCTCATCTAACTCTCGCTGATTATAAGTAGACTGATCATTTTCATTAATGCCTATTCCGACACCGGAACCGTTCTTAAGAGTGTTAATGTCTGTTAGTCCTGGGACAATATTTCGCAGGGTACTGCTACTTTTTTCCTTTGCATACTTAGACGCTATGGAACGAGTGCGGGCTCCTGCGTCGCGACGGTCTACTTTTTTAGGGTGGTATACTTTACCTTTGGCGCCTGGGGTCAAGCGAGGCGAATTTCTAGAGCCAGGTGGTACTGCGAGGAGTGATGAGTCGTCTCCCCCGCCTTCATCTCCCCCAACATCGCCGGCCGGCATTTCTTCAGGTCCTCCGAGGTCGCCACCTAAGTCGCCACCGAGATCATCTCCTCCGAGATCTCCACCTAAGTCTCCACCCAAATCTCCTCCGAGTCCGCCCCCGGCTTCGCCGGCTGCAGCAGCCTCTGCAACTGCTTGCAAGGACGCGTCTTGCGCTCTATCATAATACATTTCACGTTGGTTGCGAACGAACTCTTCGTTAGACATGCCGAATACATGCTCAGCAACCCACCGTCGTGAGAAGAACCCTTCGGTAGCTGACCCAGCAATATCAAACTTAGTTTTCCAGTGTTCAAGTTCCTGAAGTTCTGCAATTTTAGAGGGGTTGTTGAGACTTAAATCAAAGCCCAATAAATCATCGCCGCGGAAACCAAGAGTATAAAGGTGAATAATACAAATTTTGGTTAGCTCTGCAATGATAACACGCTGCAACCGTTGTACGGTGCGAGAGAATCGAATATCTTTCTGGGCCAACGTTGTCTTATCTTCTGCAGCACCCTCGCCCATCGAAAGATAAGCTTGAGGAATCTTGAGTGCAGAGAACAACTTATCACGCAAGTATTTGATGTCATCAATTTGAGTAATGTTTTGTGCTCCCGCTAGACTTTCGATTGCTGTCGCCGAGCCTGCGCGTACAGGAAGGAAATAGTCTTCTTCAATAGACATGGGGTTATATCGTAAATCTACGCGGCCGGTCTTATTATCGATAACAGAATGTCTCTTAAGTTGAGTCACAACCTTTTGCATATATTGCTCCACATCCTGTGGGGGGATAGCTCCCACGTCAATCTTAAAGACTCGTCGCTCAGAAGAGCGCACCACACGATAAGCCATCATGGCGTCTTCCATAAGAGTGAGTTGACGCCAGATGCGCCGAGCGGGCTCAAGGATCGAGGTACCATATGGGGCATACTTGCCAATTTTCGAAAGTCATACCACCGGAGTTCCACTGGTACTGAACATAATTCGGGTTAGTAGAGTCAAGTCCTTCAAGTCTCTCAATTTCGTTTGAAGGTAGTGCGATGACGGACTGGACACCATATTTATCATCGATGTCAAGATACAAGAAAAAGTCTCCATATTTACACATCGTCCTCGCCCAACCAAAAAGATTATATCTAAGGTTAAGAATGTTGTCAAACAAAATGGTTAAGACCGCTTTAATCTCTTCATTCGGACATTTGATATTTAACATCGGACGCAGATCAGAATACGTTGTCATTTCATCTGCATAGATGTCCATTGAGGATGCAATCTCTGGAGTATATTCCATCTGATCAAAATCTACATACCGTTCGGCCCGGGCTTGATTTTGCATTGCATTGGTTGCAACAACGTCAAGCGGGTTGTACAGGGTTTTCTTAAACTGTTGGCCGGACGCGGATTGAAACCGCGAGGAAAACTTATCTAGATGTTGTCTGCGGATCCTTCTACCAGATTGAGATCGGTAGCTAATGATTGGTCCGGAGAACAGTCTCGTCAGAGCTTTGAATAAGCTATTTTGTTTATTTGCTGGGTTGTTGTCTAAGGGCATTTATTTTCTCACTTTATAATCCATTTATATTGACTATATAAATCTTCTGCTTCGTTCATTTTATCAAAGATGCTATCTTTTTTATAGCCATCTTGTCCTTTAATTTGAGTATTCATGCTGGTTTTTGTGGTATATACCGCGGCAACGAAGGCTTTTTGATAGTTTAACTCTCTAGCATTCGATTGTAAAGCTGTGTCTCTAACCCAACACGCAATCGCCAAAGCCATGATAAGGTCATCATGGTAGCCTTTCATTGCTTGTGGCTTACCGTTCCTCCAAATAAAAGTTTTCATTTCGTTAATAGTACGAGATGAATATACCTTAATTAGTTTGTTTCTGATGAATTCTTCTAGTTTTGCTACAATCAATGGGCGCGTTTTCATTGTGGTGGAGAATCCAGGTACTGCGCTGTTTACAACTTCTGCTTGATATTGCTCTATATATTCGTGTGTGGATTTAACTGAGTGGTATACATTTGGATAACGATGGTCGTTGATGAGTTTGTCTAAAACCGAGTATCCAATATTATTATTTTCTACCACAAGCATACAATTACCAAACTCTCTTCCTACTTGGTTCAGCAGGTTGGCGTACATATCTAATGTCGGTTTTCCTTGGTACTCTCCCACTATTTCCAAAGTTTCAAGCTTGACAACATGAAAAGTTGAAAAGTCGGCGCCGTCGCCGCGAGCAACGTCAGCAACCATTAGATAATTGTATGTAGGGTCAAACTCTTCCCAGATCCAGAAGTTGCGATCAAAGCCCGTGCGGTACTTTGGCTCTTTTATATTAGAAGTAAGCCACTCCATACACCCTGAATCTAT